ACTATAAACACGGTGTAGATAGCGTTGATGCTGGTGGGTTCACCTTTATGAACTCTGCACCTGTGCCATCGTTTGACAACCAATGGCGATGTGACGCTGGACTCTACGGGGTTGAATTGTTTGCAGATCCTCTTGGCGATTCAACAATTGCAGTGCCGGATGCAGCTGACGCTTTACTTGTTTATGAACCGATACTGTCTATCAATGGTGTGGCTCATCTTGTTTATATTGAACGACAAAACAAAAACAACAAGACAGAGTTGATGAACAATTCATCCACGCCTTTTGCTACATACAGTTTAGGCGAAGCATTGAAGTTAATTTTGGAATGGGCGCAAGTATCAGAAGAACCGTTTAACAACACGGAACCTGTTGCCGTAAAAGCAAACAATTTTGTTCAGCAACTTGGTATTAACGAAACACTTGTGTCCAACCAGCCTGATATGCAGATCTATGAGTATTTGAAAGGTAATCCTACAGCCCGTGTTCGACCAGAAAATGTTCAGCCTTTGTTGCTGGCGACAGATGCGTTTGTTAAAAAGAATGTTGCCCATTCATGCTTGTCCTCAATAATCTCTCTGTATCCAGATGCTGCAGACTTGACAGAAGTTAAAGAAGCTGAACAAACAAAACTGGCAGCCGACCTTATTGTTTTGGACTCAATGCGAACAACACTAAATGATCCAAATAACAAAGATATGACTTATTTCCTCACGTCACGTACTAATCTACTAGCATCCAAGCAATCAATATTGGAAAGTTTGTAACTTTTAGGAGGGGCAATGAAAATCGCTGTTTATACCATCGCACTTAATGAAGAGCAGTTCGTATACAGATGGTCAGATTCAGCTATTGAAGCAGACTACCGGTTTATTTTGGATACCGGATCTACCGACAACACCGTTGCAGTGGCTCGTGGAGCCGGCGTTCATGTAGAACAATGGCGGCCTGATCCATGGAGATTTGATGAAGCTCGCAACAAGTCGTTGGAGTTGCTCCCTGACGATATTGATATTTGTATTGCTTTGGACATGGATGAATATTTGTTACCTGGCTGGCGGGGAATGTTGGAAAACATAGAACCTGGAACCAGCAGACCAAGATATAAATACGTTTGGTCTTGGAATGACGACGGGTCAGAAGGTTTGGTTTACGGTGGAGACAAGATCCATCGCCGGCACGGTTACACATGGAAACATCCCGTACACGAGGTTCTTAAACCTCAACAAACAGAAATACAACAATGGGTACCTGGCTTAGAAATACATCATCATCCCGACCCCACGAAGTCCCGATCGCAGTATTTGCCATTGCTTGAACTAGCGGTTAAAGAATCTCCAATGGATGATAGGAACCAGTTCTACCTAGCTCGTGAATACTATTTTCAGGGCAGGTATCCTGAATCCCAATACCACTTTTCACGCCATTTAGATCTGTCTACTTGGTTGCCGGAACGAGCTGCATCACACCGGTACATAGCCAAGATGCGGCCGGACGATGCTCATTGCCATCTTTATCGAGCCATTAGTGAAGACCCACGCAGACGGGAATCTTGGGTTGCGTTGGCACAGTACCACTACGAAAAGAATGATTGGCTTAGTTGCCGATACAACTGCGAAATGGCTTTGCGTATTACAGAAAAACCATTGGACTATCTATGTGAAGCAGATGCTTGGGGTTGGCTAGTTCACGATTTGATGGCAATAGCCTGCCACCATCTTGGAGACAAGGCTCAAGCCATAGTCCACGGACTAGAAGCTATAAGGCTAAACGGCAATGACAAACGACTACGGGATAACCTTAAATGGTATAATATCGGGAAATGAATCGTGGCGAAATCCGTACAGCAGTAAAAGAACGTTTGGCTATTCCATCTATTGGGGATGGTTTGCTTCCCGACGCTACAGTAGACGGGTTAATTAACAGAACCCTTGCCGTTATTTCAGGTGCTAGGGAATGGCCCTGGCTAATGGACGACTTTACATTAAACTTTGTATCCGGCACAGCTACAATTCCCAACGACTTCATACGAGCCAGGCAGTTAGTTATTGACGGCAAGCCTTGTATGTGGCTACAGCTTGAAGACTTCTTGATGCCTGATCGCCGGCAAAGCGTATTTGCTTGGACCATTATTGGTAACAAAGCAAAGCTCAACCCTATCCCAACATCTGACTTTTCCGGGACTTTGTATTACTACCGCAATGAACCTGAACTTTTGAGTGACTATTCGGTTCCGTTGATCCCTGCCACACACCACTCTTTAGTTATTGCTCATACCTGTTACCTTGCTTCAATGGTTCGTCAAGATGAAGGCAGAGCTGCTGTCTATCAAGCCGAGTATCAGGCGCTGATGCAGAACATGAGAGACGATTTGAAGCAGGCTACCGGTCGACGCATTCGCTACGATGGTGGTTACCAATACGCTGCGTGGTCGTAAATGGCCGCATTTAATTTTGGTTGGGATGATTTCCGTGCCGGTTACTATATGGGGCCGTCTGAAGTAAACCAACCACAAAACACATGGCGTGGTGAAAACGTCACTATCTCAGACGACGAAGCCACACTTGTACCAACTTACGAATCAACCGCAATTACCTTAACTGGAACTGGAACTTCCGGTGGACAGCTTGCTTCCGGAACTACAACAACCACATGGTCAGATGCTACGTATTTCAATGGCGTTATATGTTTCATAGGAAAAACTTCTTCAGCAACAACGGTTTATTTTGTAGACGTATCAACCGGTGCGTTAACTAAAAAAGATCTAACTGATGTAGGAACTGGCGTTTTTGGAGCACCTGTATTGGTAACAGAATCGTCAGCAATAGTTGCTTATGTTGCCATTGGAACGGCAAAAGTTTATCGTGTTACGTATAGCGGATTAGCAGAAACATTGATTTCGGTTATACAAAACGTAACCCATTTGACTCTTTGGAACGCACGTATGATTGCGTGGAATCAGACTTCTGATCAGTTTATATTCTCCGACGCATTAACTTTTACAAGCTGGTTGTCGGTTAGCTTTATTGGTGTTGGATACGCTAACGACGGTATATCTTACTGTATTCCTAGAAACAATGACTTGGTTGTTGTAAAGCCATCCGGCTGGTATTCAATTACCGGAGTCTTGGGTTCCAATGCCGGCGTTCGACAAATGAACGACGTTTTAGGCGTTACTAAGTTTGACTTCTGCGCTCAACATAACGACATTGTTTATTTTACAACCGACACCGGTTACCAAGATTACTCGGTAAACCTATATGCAATTTCTGGATCCCGTATTGACGTAGCCGCTTTTCAAAGGTTTGGATACTCCGGATCCGGGGTTAAGACAGTATCCACCAACCTTGGGTATTTGGGTGTTTCTGCTTTGTCTACGGACGGCACGAACGAATACGCAAGCGTTTACCTTCTAAATGCTCTCAATCGTTGGCAGTACATAAAAGTTTCTTCGGCTATAACATCTGCCCAAAACAGATCGTTCTGTTTAGCTACTGGACAAGTTTCTAGATACAACGCTAATGCTGAAGATAGGATTTTGTATCTTCTTGAATACAGTACTGGAAGCACAAAAAACTCCGTTGCTATCAAAAAGATCTTTCCTACAACCATTGAGCCTGGCAAAACCTCTGGAGCTTCTACACCGTCTTTTGGAACGGTAAAGCTTCCGGACATTGCAACAAAGCAACCTACAATGATCCGCCGGGTTTATGCAGAAGTAGAAATGCTTCAGCCTCCAAGTGCTTTTTATACAGGATCAGCCAGTATTCAAGCTAGGGTCAACAACAAATCTGTTCACGATAAAGCATTTAGCCAAACAATAGGTGATGCTACTAGTGGATTGTCTACAGCCTACACCTTTACCTTTTCTAGCTTTAGTGCCTCGTCTACTGCACCTTATTCGCAAACCCGTGTTTTAAGGTTCAATGTAGACAACGCTTCGTATGGCTACCTGCAGGAAGTTGAGTTTTATTTCTCCGGGCTACGTATTCGCCGTGTTTGGGTTGAGGGCGACAGTCAATGACCGTTAGGTACTCTAGCCGTAGCAGTTCTGTATCTTCTACATTTATTGGCAGCGGTGCTTATAGCTACACTTGGGAACATCCAAACAGATGGTCAAGAATGTATGAGATGGTTAAGAAGGTCTTTGGCAAAGATACCGATTTGTTCATCGCAGCAATGGAAGAAAATTCTAAGTCATTAGAAGACCATTTAGATTTTGCTTTTGTCAAAGGCAACGGTGGCGTAATACAGGGCAACCTTGAAATTACTGGGAACTTAACTTTAGAGGGTTACACGATGAACCCTGTACCCATACCTGCCGGTTCAATCATGATGTATGGAGGGGCAAGTCTTCCGCCTGGATGGTTGTGGTGTGACGGAACCGCATACGACTCTGATGATTACATTAGTTTGGCGGCAGCCATAGGTGGAGCATACGACACGTCAGCTGGTCAAGCTGCACCAGCTACTGGCTTTTTTAGAGTTCCTATTTTCCTTAGCAGAATCCCTTTGGGCTACAACGCCGGCACCGATGACTTAGGCGAAGTAGGAGAAGTTACCTTTGCAGCCGGTAACGACGAGCCGGGGTATATCGTAGTCAATTACATCATCAAGACTTAGGTTACTGGTAATAATCCAGTAGGTATGGGATACTAGCCATATGAATATTCAGGTTGTCAAAGATGTATCCACCCGCCTTGTGGCTTTGTTTGTGTCCAGCTCCTTGGGTATCATCACCGGTTCGTCGGTTATCGATGCCTTTGCTAAGGACATTAGCGTTCCTCTTTGGTACAAGGCTCTTCAGGCCGGCGGTGCAGCTGTAGCCCTTGTTGTTTATGATTTGAGCAAGGCTCTTGGCGATGGCAAGTTGACCAAGGACGAAGTAGATGCAGCTTTTGGAGTAGATCGTTCCAAGCACGATGCCT